AGTGTTTGTTTCTAAGAGTTTGAGTAGGAACGTCAAGACACATACCATAGTCCATATAAGTATCCATCCATTTTAGTACTAGTTGACGCTGCTTCATAGCTTTAGGACAGTTAGGATCTTTCCAATCAGCTGGCCATTGCCCCTTCATAATCTGAAATCCACCTGAGTCGCCTAACATGAAAGTACCCTTTTCACGCTTTCTGATAATTGACTCACTTGGATCATCTTTAGTAATGTCTAGATTAGCGTGACCTGCAGAATACAAGCCCCATTTGTACTTGTACAAACCCTGAGTAGAGTTCAAGAAGTTAAGTGGTTCTACGTCACCATTAAACCCTTGAGGAATTCTAGCAGCATCAAAGTACTGCTCACCTTCTCGTTGTTTGCCTAATCCTGCGATAAAGAATGAAGACACTGCTGGTAAAAACAGTGCCCATTCTGGATTGTGTGCGTTAGTAAGATTATGCTGGATCTGATCCATTATTGTCCTTTAGTAGTATTTTTACTATCTGTATCTTTTCTTCAATATCAGCTTTTTGTTTTAAAAGATCAGCAAAAGTGGGATTGTCTTTTAATTTTTCTATTGCTTTTTCTTCTGCCATTTTTTACTGGCCCAGTCCATAATCATTCGTGTGTTATAGTCAATATCTATATTAACTGTAGATGATATTTTATACCAAGACGAACCATCGTAAACTTCCATATCTGTCCCGTTATATCTAACCATGCCAGCACTATGATTATTCAAACTTACATACGGGCCTGAAGAGCCGCCAGTACTTAATAATCCCAAACCTGTTGCTATCTTTGTAATCATTTTGACATTGCAGGAAGAATGTAAGAGTACACAGCTAAGCCTGAATCTACTGTGATTTCAGCAGCACCCTGATCAGAGATTTTAACTGTTTTATCGCCGGGCAAGTCCATGATAGAAAGAAACACTTTTACAGGCCATTGCCAAGCTTTGGTCATAGTACCAGTTACACCTGCATGAAACACAAAGTTACCTGAGTGAGTAGAAGGATCACCAAAATAAATTTTCAAGTTTCCGCTTTCTGTTTTAGTTGAAAACGTTACTTCTTCACTGTTAGCAGAAGCTTGCATTTTCAAACGCATAATACCAGCTACTGTGGGTTCAAATTCTACGTTCCAAGCTGCACCCTTAAATGTAACAGTTTTTACTTTGCTTTCTACAATTTCTTTAGACATAAGTCTGTAATCATTTACAAAGTCGTTATTCTTTGTAGCAAAGTGAATAGTAGTAGGAACGTCTTCACTATCTCTTGTTTCTCTAACAACACTGATAGAAGCATTTTCGTCATACTCAGCTTCAAAACCTAAAATAGTTTTAAGCTTGCCTAGATTGGGCATACCAAAAGTACCAATAGCATCAGCGATTGGATGCTTAAAAGTGCCACTGATAATAACGGTCTTATCTTCTGCCATTGCTTCGATCTTAGTAACTTGATCAGTGCCTGTTACTTTTACTAACTCCACTACTCCCAAGCCATGTGTATGCTGGATCAAATCTTGTAAAAAATCTTTCATTTTATTTCCTCTTGTATGAAATTATTTAGGTATTTCTATTATGTATAATATAGGATTTTATTGCGTTTGTCAACTGTTCGTTCAACCAAAAGAAAACAAACTATCAAATGTAGTATTTGTGTCTGTGTTACTTTTCAAGTCCCAGTTTAGTACACCTAATAGGTTTTCAATCTTTTTATCTACTAGTGTAGTTTCCATTAATGAGTCATCAAACGGTAATTGTTTGAACCAATCTGGAAGTCTAAGCTCATCTGTAGGATAAGCAATGGAAGTGAATCCTAACGGATTGGTTTTAAGCTTACACACAACAACTTTCATACCATCTAAAATAGTCATAGAATAATTGTCGCTATGTGCCTTTTTAAGAAAGTTCCAATTGATAGCTGCACGAACATGCCCCGGCATAGTAGCCTTACCTTTTTTACTTCTAGCTTCTAGTTCGCCGTAAAAAGTAAGCTTGTTTACTGACTTAGGAGAACCCTTAGTCCAACTAGGCTGTTCGGATAGTTCTCGCTTAAAATCTTTGATACGTTCTATAATATCTTCTTTGGACTTATTGCTTAGAACCATAGTAAGAACGTCTAGTAAAAACTTTTGAATATATTTAGGCGTATCTGATCTTTTTAGTTCAAGACCCATAGCTTTAATATCACCCGTTTTACCATTTACGTCTTTACGCTTGCCTTCTTTGTCATAGATATTTACCGCATAACGCTTTTTCTTGATAAACAAGCCCACGTCACCTATGATTTCTCTGCCACCTTTAATGATAGCACCGTTCTTTCTTGGACAATGACATGCACGTTCCATGAACCCGGGAAAGCTATCGTTAACTTGATCAGCAATATTATCATATAATTGGACAACTAGTTCTTTGTTCCATTCCATCTTACCTGCGTTAACTTCTTGCTCAATAATAGGCCAAGCTGAAAAATAACCTGAGTCGGTATCAGAGTATATCATAGATTCGCCTTCATGATTGTAAGCACCTGTTATAATCTCATTGATCTGAGAATTCATGTGCTTAACAATTTGTCTACCAGTTAAAGTAACTGACTGACCCAATCGTTTGTCATAGAACCTACAGTGTTCATTTAAGAGTGCACCATAAGCAGAGTTAAGCAAAATCTTTCTTACCAACTGTCGCTTGTCATAATACTCTTTATCTGTTTCAGTAGTAGCTTCTTTTAGTTTTTTCTGCAAGTCTTTACGTTCAGCATACCAACGAGTAAGTAGACCGGGAATAACACCTTCTTGATCACTTCTAAATATAGTACCATTAGCTGATAACATATACGGACTGTGTGAATCAAAAATCATTTTCCATATTTCAGCAGCAGACATTTCTTGTGATCTACCATCTTCAAAGTCAACAATAAGCATTGTGCCGCGTTCTTGATTCATTACTGAAGTATATTCTAGTGAACCAAACAATCCTTCCCAAAGCAATGAACTCATGTCAAGTTCATCATCTTCGTCATAGTTTCGCTTTTCTTTAGCTAGTTCCATTGCTCTATCGTGTAAGAACTTTTCAGTATGTGTTTGTCTAATTTGCCCTACAATTGTTTCTGGGGCCATGTTCAAAGCACGAATTGTTGAAGGATACAGTGAGTTAATATCTATAGCTCCCACCCAGTAATGCAATCCTTTCTTTGGTTGGGCAACATAAGCACCAGCAGCAGCCATTTCGCCTGAATGACCTCTTTGCTTATCTGGCACGATAAGACCTCTAGCATGTGCTTCATTATAGATAGCCATTTCAATCATAGCTACTGAACCCATTACTGTTGGTAACAATACTGTATTTTCGTGTGCTAGTTGATTAGCCAACTCTAAGAATTTTAGCTTGTTGTGAATCTTTACTACAAGCATAGTGTCTTGGCGGTTATATCTAATGAATTCTTTGAAGTCACGATTGTATAGTTGATCTAGTGTGCCTTCATATGGAGTTTTTGTTTCACCAACTTCCATTTCCCCGATAGCATCTAACGAGTAACTGTGTCTGGATTCATAGTTGTACTTTTTATACAACTGAAGATAGTCCATATGAATTCTACCTACTAAGTCATATGTTTGTTCTTCTTTACCAAATCGTTCGTAAGTTCTTGGTTTAGGTAATTGCCCCATTAAACAGAACTTTCTAGTATCATCTTTACTCATGATCTTAGTTACTCTGTTTACTATATATGGAATATCAAATCCTTCTGAGTTCCATCCTGTTAACACATCAGCATCTTCAATTATTTGAAAGAAAGTTTCAAACATTTCTATTTCACTACGAAACAAAAAAGTGTTTGGAAATTCTGCTACTAGCTCTTGTGCTGTTTCGTCTGTTATGTGTTTAGGTGGAATAGCCAAACATATAAGTTGATCTAACCAATCCAAGTACAATGCAATTGCTGTCACTGGACTAAAAGGATCACTAGTAGGCGCGTATCCGCGTTCTGGGGAAAAATCAACCTCAATGTCAAAAAACGCTGTGTGAAGTTTTGGAGCTTCTACACCTAAATAGTTGTCAGATAAACATCTAAAAACAGTGTTAACATCGCTTTCAAATAACTTCTTACCCGAGTGTATACGCTTTTCTTTTTCAAATTCGCTTTTCTTTCTAGTAGAAAACCTACTTAAAGAGTCACGATAGATAGAACGATACTTGCCTTTAGAGTCGGGATAATAAAATACATAGTTAGCAGGGAACTCCTGATAGCTTCTAGTGCCATCAGAAGTTCTTTCTATCACATGTATGCGATCATTTTTTGCATCATTGATTGCATCAACATACATATTACTGGACCCTGCCAACAGTCTCCAGAATCGTGTTTAAATCTTCATGATCTTGATTAGTTTGTGTAAGTGATGACTTGTATGCAGTCTTTACTGCCCGTTTTAGTACGGATGGCTTGATATCTAGCTCTTCTGCAATAGCTTTTATCGTATCCGATAATCCGCCGTTAAGCGTTTCTATCTCATTTAATACTGAAAGACCCTCATTTATAATCTGGGTCAATTTAGTTTTTTCGTCTTGATTAAATACTCTACCGTTTGACATATGATCTCCTGTTGTTGTGTAGTATATATGTGTGAATTCTGTAGGACAGAATTTTTCTTAGACTGTTAGTATAGTCTAAATTATTGAATTATCAATCTAATTGGTATTATTCAAAGATATGTGGGTTGGCAGCACCGTATATTTTTATTAGTTTGCCAGCCATCATGTCAGCCATTGCTTCTATCGGTGATCCCGGATAACTTGAATCGGGTTTAATCATATCTAGGTCGTGTTGTTTTACATGTACTAGTTCGTGGAAGGTAGTTCTTAAAATATCTACTAAGTTTCTGTTTTTAGCATAAATCCAAATCTTACCTGATCCAGGTACGTGTCCACCAGTATGATGATTGCCTTGCGCTTCATCAGTATCCATGCTTAGTTCAATTGCGGGTATTTTTGTGATGTTAAGTTTTTTACAAATCCATTCTACTGCTTTAGCTACTTCAGCAGCTTTGTTATCATCAATTTCTTCATCCAAGCTTTGTATTGCTTTTTTAGCTATATTTCTTTCTTTTTTAGCATTTTTTACAAGTTTATCTAGAACACTGTATCTATGTTTATCTAAGGTAGGCAAACCGTATGCTGGATTTTCTTGAACTGTATTTTCTATAATAAACTCTTTTGCTCTCATAATAACTCAGTATTTGGTGCTACACTTTGACTTATGGGGTAGCGAATCCTTCAGTCGCGTAGTAGCTCACGCACATAACCCCAACGGTCCCTGGGTATGTTCACTTCATTTCTTTAATCGTACCAATAACAGCATCAGTAATGCCATATTGTTGTTTCATTAATTGCCTAGCCATAAACAAGTTTTGCGCAGTTACAGTAACATCCATATTACCAGTATAACCCGGTTGCTTTACAAACACCCGGGCAATGTACATTTTATATGGTTGTACAACGTCTGCTACTTTCATTAATTATAATAAGTGGGGCCGCCACTTTTGCTAGGTGCCATATTATCATAAGGTGATTTTGGTCTTGCTTGTCCCTTAAAGAACTTAACAATTTTATCAAAACCTTCTTTGTTTTGGCCACCAACATTTTGCATAGTTTCTTTATTTGCCGGCATAACTGTTTCATACTTGCGCAAAAACAAGTTAATATCTTCTACCGGTAATTTAGCTTTAGAGCCATCTTTAAAACTAATAGCATAGTTTCCATCAACGTCAAGTGCTGACCGTAGTTGCATAACCAAGTGCTTTACTTTGTCTTGATCGGCATCAGCAACCGGTTCGTCTTCATCCCAATCGTCAATTTCTCTGTTTTTTGCTTCGTTAGTAGGAGTGTGCGTAACATCAGCTAAGTAAACAGCAATACCAGCAGTAGACTTCAAGCCCCACTTTTCAGCAGCTTTTTTAGCAGCGCCATAGCTTGAACTAGCAGTACATTCATACGTACCTTTTTTAACATGAACACACACGTAAGGGCGTTCTGCGTTTTCTAATAAAACTTCTTGGATTTTCATATTAAGTTCCTTTATTAATTTAGTATTTATGCTCTATCTGTTTTTAATGTGCTGTTTAACTGCCAAGACCATTTTTCATGTGCATCTAGTCTTTCAGCTAAAAAGTTCATAATACCTTGTTTGTTCTCTTGCTCTGCGGATTTGAAGCAAGTATTCAAAAGATCAATAAGTTTTAAATTGTCTTGATAAATTTCAGCTATCATTAATTGGGCACGGGGTATCTTTAGCTGATCTTCTATTATACACAGTTCTGCCATTCGTGTAAAGCTTCCGGGAGCGTAACTGCCCAAAGTTCTTACATATTCTGCTGTTTGGTCAATGGCATTGTCAAACACATCTTCATAGATTTTCCCAAAAAACTTGTGATATTGGGGAAAGTCTGGTCCCTCTACATTCCAATGAAAATTTTGGGCTTTTATAGCAAAGCCATAACAACTTGCTAATAATACTTTTAAATCATCTGATAACATTTTTATTCCTCAATATCGTCTAAGTTTATAAACTTAATAGGTTGTTTACTTTTTACTGCTGCTAACGCTCTGTGATTACCATCAATAATTCTACCGTCAGCAATAACGATTATTTGATTTGCAAGATTTTGTTTAGCATATGTTTTGACTAACTTCTGTTGATAGCTGTCCATGATATCATATAACTCATCTACGTGTTCTATTCTGTACTGTCCTTTTAGTAATATTTCTAATTTATAAGGTTGCATAGTTTGAATTTCATGTTGAGTATTCAATTCACTATTAGTAACATATTCCCAAAAAGCTTCGTCACGATCGGGGAAATCATTTTGATAAACTTGATTTAAAGAAGTAGTATCTTCTTTAAGAGTTATGAATTCGCGGGCTCTCATTTCTTATCTCTAGTACTCTTAGTAGGCACGTTCTTTGCCTTACCTTGTCTTTCAGGATTTGGATCTTGTCTACGCTTTCTGCTAGCAGCACTTGCTCTACCTTTTTTACCTAAAGACTGTGCTTTCTTTTGCGGTAAGCATTTTGGCTTACCTTCACCTTCACTGCCCCTAGCACATGAGCCTCTGATTTTACCGTCAGGACCAAATCTAACCCACTTTTCTTTAAACCATTTACGCAAGTCTTCTTCTAGTTGTTCTTCGCTAGTTTCATCTATACTTTCTTTTGGCACACAGTTAGGAACCATTTTGCCACTTTTCTTTTTCATACCCACTTGTTTGTATGTATCCCAACATGCTTCATCAAGCTGGTCAACTTCTTCATCAGTCTTTTTTCTGCCCTGACAATGTGCTTTTTGGCTAAAGCCTTTTGGATTACTACAGTTGATAGAGCGTTTATATTTCTCGCTCCAAGCTTCTGTTATAAACTCACCAGCTCTCATTTGCTTTTATTACCCCAATTACTAGCGCCAACTTTGCGGCACTTTACTAACGCACCTGAAGCATACGCACTTGGCCAAACTTTGTAGCGCGATTTTACTTTATGATAGCAAGCATCTTTATTGCCTTCTTCGTTTAGTTCGCTTTCTGCTACTAGCTTACCGCCGCATTCGGGGCACTTATCAGTATTTTCTGTAACTAATGTTGCTTTGTAGTTTTTATTAGGTAAACGAATAAGTTGATATGAATTTCCTTTTAAATCTTTTCGTTGCATCATTTTTGGGCCGTGACTTGCCGCATCATACGCAACTTCTGCACCAAAATGTTTTTGTAGTGATGCTGAATCGTGTTCTTGATCAGTATTTTCTGTTACACTTTCGTTTTTAGGTTCCCAGTATCTTCCTTTACCCAACATATTATCTTGATAACCATACCACTTACCTGATTTACTTTGTTTTAATCCTGCACGACTAGCATCAGTTTCTTTTCCTGCTGGTACATTGTAAAAAAACATACCTTTAGGTTTGTTATAAGTTTTGCGTGTTTCGTGACCTAACTCATGTTCCATTTCTCTACGCTTGAAGTCGCGTTTGCTCATTGAACCCCAATCATCATTCTGTTCGTTCTGAATACCTCGCATGATAGAACTTTCAAAACTAGGAACGATTGGTTTGTCGTCTGCGCCCATTACTTCGCCTTTACCTAATGACAAACGAGTTTTATGATTTTCTATTCTTCTTTCTAGTTCTTTAATTTTAGCTTGATCATTTTGCTGTGCAGCCATTTGATGATACTTGATAAGTGTTTGTAGTTGAGGACTATTGCTATACACTTGTTGTGCTTGCTGCTGTCCTATTCCCCAAAGAGAAGCTAACAGTGCTGTACCTGCTAATACTTTTCCTATTACTCCTTCGGACATTTCTCTGTCCATCATGGTTAATGTATCATAGTCAATATAAAAGTCTGTGTCTGGGTCATATGCCAAACCAGCTTTTGGATCGTAGTAATATACTTTACCGTTTCTTGCTCTGAATGGCCCTTCTAAGCCTTGTCTTTCTTGATATTTTTCACGATCAATGTTTGGTAGTATACGGTAGCCTTCCGCCATATCTTGATCAACAGATTCTATTTTTAATCTCTTACTGATATAATCATGTTGTGCTAATAGTCCACTCCATCTTTCTCTAGAGCTAAAACTTTCATCTTTATCTTGGCGCAACTTATTTATTTCTCTTTTAGTCTGTTCAAGTTGTTGTTGAAGTTTTATTCTTTCTTCTGGAGATGGTGGTGTTGCTTTAAATGCAGGTTTTACAGGTTGTTTTTCCCCTGGCTGTCTAATTTTTGCGTTCATGCCCATTGATTTTGCCATACTAGCAAAATCATCTGCTAATCCTTCCCCTACGCCGCCGCCAGCAATAACTCCGCCGGTCATTTCATCAAAACGGCGCTGATATGAATTAGCACTTGTAGAATATCTAGAACCTATTGTTTTCATACCTTCGCCGGCTAACAATAAATCATACATTAGTTTTATAACTTGCATGGGCGAAAACAAACTATCAATTCTATTATAAAAGTAATCTATTTTTTCAGGTTTCATTCTACGATCAGGGAAACCTTTTATTAATTCTCTTGCTCTAGCTTTAATAGTTTCTAAATCTTTTATTTTTTCTAATTGTTTAATATCGTCTATACTAAAGTTATCTCTTTTGCCTTCAATGGTGTCTTCACTTAGTTGTTTATGTTCTAAATACTCACGAACAGTGTTTAAGTAATCATTTGCTTTGATAATCTTTTCTTGAACCCAACCTTCAATACCCACTTCTTCGGGAATGTCTTTGATCAGTTCATATATCTTTTTAGCATTCTTATTAGATTGAAACAAGTCACTCTTTGCCATTTCAACTTCGTGATCAGTACGGTCTTTTGCTTTTGGAATAAATCCAGGCTTGATACGATTTCCTTGACCAGGAACAATGATAATGTCTTCTTCATCAAGTTTGGCTTCTGATAAGTCTTGGTTCCAGTCTTTTGTCCATTTTGCGACTTTATTAGCATCACCCATATGATATCCATATTCTATACCAAACACATAATTTCCTGCATATACGACCCATCCATCGTACTCAGGGTCTTTACCTTGAACCATAGCGTAATCATCTGTATCAATGCCTTGTAAACCAACTAAGGATTTAATCCATTTTTTACCTAGTTGTTGTATTTGGAAAGGTCCTTGCCATCCTCGACTTTTTAAGATTTCAACTAGCTTTTCACTACCAAAGTTTTTACGTGTATATGGTGAGTCAGGTATTGTTAACCTGTTACTAGCTTCTGAAACATCTTGCTCTTGAGATTCTTTAACTGATTTACTGTTAGCAAACTTTTCATTAGTCTTTTTGCCAGTTAATAAGTTGCCGCCTTTTTCGTTAGGATAAATTCCTTTACCGCGTGTTTGTGTTTTGCCTACAGGTGTAGCAACAGTAGCTATAGCCCCTGAAGTAGTTGATTCTGTGAATTGTTTGCTGTTCATAATGAAATCCATAAGTGATATGTATATTTATCAAATCTGTAAATTTATAGAACAATAAAAAAGGGGCCTAAGCCCCTTTTTATGTCAAAATATTATTATTTTACTTCATTTCCTGCTTGATCTACCAGTTTCATTCCTTTAGCTTTTTGTGCTTCTAGATACATAGGTCCAATAGTATTCAACAAATGGTCTTGATTTTCCTGGCAGAAGGTATAAGTACCTGTGTGTCTTAACAAAACTCGTTTGTCAACCCAAATTCTACCACCTAGATCACGCCAATTTTCACACATAGTCCAGTCTTCTGAATAATATCTGTTTTGCCTTACTGCTGTGTCAAAGTAAGTTTTCAAGTACTTGTCATATTTAGGGTCAAGACCAATATCATTCTTATACTGCTTCACAGCAGGATGTCCGTTCATTTTTTCAAATACATGCTTCTTGGTTAATAAAAATCCAGTACCTGCTTTACTTACTTCTTGTAAACCATCGGCGCCTTCTTCTGCTCCATCAAACCCGTTTACTACCCATTTAATTGGCATAGTTTTCATCGGGTAAAGTCCACCGATTACATCTACATCTCTGTTTAATAGAACCAGTAGATGCCATGGCTCCCAACCAATATCAGCGTCAATAAACATCAAGTGAGATGATTCAGGCATTTCTAAGAACTTGGCAGTCAGTGTATTTCTAGCTCTGCTAATTAGCGACTCGTTTACCATTGTCTCAAGAGTCCAGTCAATGCCTAACTGTCTAGCAGTGTTAGCCCACTTGATATAACTCATGAATGTAGATTCTGTTAACATGCCACCGTAGCAGGGCATTGCCAAATGTGCTCTTGTAGTTCTTAAAAAATCTACATTGACTTGAACTTGATTTTGTGCGGGAGCTTCAGTGCCGCCGATGCTTGCTGCTTGTGGTGCTTTATCAGCTAGTTCCTGAACTGCTTCTACTGGAATAGCTTTGTCTTGATTTGTTTTACGTTTTGCCATGTTATCCTCTTCAAATAAGTAATATTATTTACTATCTGAAGAGGACATCAAATTATTTTTCTGAGATATAATCTGTAGATTCGTTAACTTGACTTATATCAATAGAACGATTTTTAGCTATAGGTCTGTTACCTTGCTTGGTTTTAAAGTTTTCATATTCAACTAATGCTTTTAACATGTTTTCTACTACACCAGCTTCGTACAGTGAATGATACAAATTGCTGTATCTTTTTTCTTTGATCATTTCTACCATACTAGAAAACTTTCTTGTTAAGTTAGATAAAAGTGATTGTTCATCCCAAGTACCCATACCGCCGTCTGGTACAATCAAATGACCTTGTTCTGGATCGTTAATAAGAGTTGCTTCTTCAACATCCATTGACTCAAACTGATCTCTATCACTAGCCACTCTTCTTTCGCTTCCCTGACTTGGAAAACTATTACTTGATGAATTATTATTCTGTGTATTACTCTGTTTCTGTTTGGCTACTTTTGCAGCGGCCATATCTTGTGCTTTTGCTTTAATACGATTTAAGTCTCTTCTATCTAAAACAAAACCGTCTTCATTCTCTGCGCGATCAACCAATGCTTCATAATACTGTTTAGTTAGTTGCGTATACTGTTGTATGTTATCCATATCAGAAGTTTGAGCATTAGCTCCCAATGATGCTAATGCTAAAGCACCCCCTGCTACAACGTCTTTCCAGCCCTCCGCTACACCTTCTTCATTTACTTGATCACCAATAATACCGGCATCTAACATTTTTACTGCTACATCAGCCAGCTTTTTGTTTTGTTGTGTTCTAGGGTATAAACTCATTACCATTGCTAATTTTTGTCTTTCGTTTAAGTTAGGCCAAGCGTTTCTTATTTCTGTCGCGCTTTTAATACCGGGTCCAAACTCAATAGTCGGTAAGTATTCCATGTAAGCATGTTTATTAAAAGATTCTAAATTATCGGGATCATATGGTTGAAAGTATGAAGGTGATCCATCTTTTTTAGTACCACCGGGCTTAGGCTGTTCGTCTCTATCTTTTTCGCTTCTAACAAATATTAATACATCTTGTTCAGGATTATATTTTTGAGTAATTTCTTCAGCTTTGAAAGGACTTTTTACTTGAACAAATTGATCAGGATTAACTCCAGCTAATTGTGCTAGTTTCTTTTTAATTTCAAAAGGGAACGGACGAGTTTTGGTATCGTTAGTAGCTGCTAAGTATACATCAGCATCAGGAAACTTTTCTTCTGCTGCTTTAAACAGCGAATAATGTCCTGCATGATACGGGTGATAGCCACCTGGAAGTACTACGATCTTTTTCATGTTAGTCCTTAATAAGAAATTTTAACATATTGTACAACGCCGTTAGCAAAGTCTTTTATCTTTGCTCTCATATACACAAAATTTCCAGTAATATTTTGATATGCGTTTATTGTACTGTTTGTGTTGGAATTGTTATCAGCTTCTACTTCATAAACCTTGAACCAATCACCTGATCCCGGTTCAGTAGCAAGAGTAGCTTCAATTTCTAAGTTACCAGTGACATTTGTAAAACTATAAGTTATAGTTTGCAAGTCTTGATTACCCAAATAATAAGCAGCGGCGGGTTGAGCATTACCAGTAACAGTATACACATTAGCGGTTCCGCCACCGTCGTATGTAGTTTGCGGTAATAGAATGAGTGTAGAAGTTTGTGACATTAGGCTTTTTCAACCTCAACTATCACACTATCACCTACCAACTCTTGAGCAACTTGTTCTAGCGCCGCTTGTAAATCATTAGTTACAATACCCTGAGTAACATCGTCTTTTACTAATTTGCTTAGCTTGATTACGATGATTTCTTCTACGATTTTAGCCATGTAAATACCCTATAAATATATAGAGTATTTATCTCTTAAGGACGTTTTTCTAACTTATAATTTTTACCCAAGCATTCGTTAAAAAGTAAGTGCATTAATGTTAGTGTACTAGGGTCATTGTAGTTAATAAAGTAATTGTTAGTCAAATATTTACGATACCTTATACCCCAACGATTACTATTAACATAATCTTTTAATGCGCCACATAATTGTATATCTAGTGAATACTCATATCTTTTGCTAAAGTCTCTTAAATCCGATATCAAAGTTTCATTTACTCTGATACCTTTTAAGTATACTCTAAACTTAAAAGAGGGGTCTTTTGCAAAATACATTATTGCAGGCGGAGCCGGTAATGCTTGAATTATTTCTATGTTGTTATCAATTTGATACAACTCTTTTAAAATATCTATATTAGAAGTATAAACAGATAATGCTAAATGATCATGTAAAAAAGTAACTTCTTTATTACATGAATAGTTATTATAAAACCCTATTAGCTTTTCACATACATCTAAGTTTAGTTGAGTTAGCTTAGGTACTGGTACCTTATACCAAGCAGTTGAATTATTTTTTCGTGCCATGCTGATCTTTCGTTTAAAATGATCCAAGTCCCTAGTGTTAGAAACAAATCTAACACCAAGGTACTTTAAAATCACACGATAACAAAACTTATTATAAAAAAGCTTATTACGCTCAGTCAGGGTTATGTTCACTACTAACCTCTATAATACCTTGATCATTAAGTTTAGCTGTTACTTTGTTGGTCACATTAAACACAATTTCATCATTTTCAATGATAGCCATGATGTTTGAATCTTTAATGCGTTCAAACAAAATCTTTTTACTCAAGGGTACTCTGATCATTTCATCAATCTTACGAGCCAGGGGTCTTGCTCCCATTTTGTTATCATAACCTTTATCAGCTAGATATTCAATAACCGGTTCGCTCAAGTTAAGAGTAATGTTGTGTTTTTCCAACAAGCTCTTTTTAACATCTTCAGTAAACTTAATAACAATCTTTTTAATAGAAAGCATATCAAGCTTTTTAAACTTGCAAACCATGTCTAATCTGTTTCTAAACTCTGGCTTAAAAAAGTCTTTAAGTGCTTTATCATCTTCACCAGTTTTTTCTTGTGTACCAAATCCAATGGCGTTCTTTTCGCTATCAGCCGAACCTAGGTTAGAAGTCAAGATAATAACAGTGTTCTTACAACTAACTTTCTTACCATTAGACCCAGTGATCGTACCTTCGTCAAGAATTTGCAAAAAGATATTAAAAATATCTGGATGTGCTTTTTCAACTTCGTCAAACAACATGATAGCATGTGGATTCTTGCTTAGATCAGAGATAAGTCTTCCTCCCTGAACCTGACTATCACCGAAACCAACATATCCCGGAGGAGGTCCGATCAATGATGATACTGAATGCTTTTCACTGTATTCGCTCATGTCGTATTTGAGCAATGGCATTTCTAGATTCTTACTTAAGAGTTTAGCCAATTCAGTTTTACCAGTACCTGTCGGGCCTAAGAACAAAAAGCTTGCAATGGGCTTAGTTTCATTACCAATGCCTGCAAATGATACATACACTCGCTCAAGAACCTTATCAACTGTGTCATCTTGACCGTATAGTTTTGATTTAATGCCCGCGTCCAAATTATTAATGCGTTCATAGTTGTTGTTTGAAAGCTTGTCAGCAGGAACCCCTGTATATTTTTCTACTTGTTCATGAATAAGCTCTTTAGTTATTTTAGCTTCTTTGTTGCCTAAGACTCGTTGCTTGGCACACGCAGCATCTAGCAAGTCAATTGCTTTGTCGGGATTTTTGCGATCATGAATATAACGATCAGCACTTTCTACTGCTGCTTTAATAGCTTCTTCTGTAATATCTACAGAGTGAAAATCGTTTAATCTTGCTGACAATCCATTTAAGATTCTAATAGTAGAATCATGTGATGGTTCATCAATTGAAATTTTGTAGAACCTGCGCATCAAAGCACGATCTTTCTCAAAAGATTCGTAAAACTCTTCCCAAGTTGTTGATGCTATAACTTTTAAGTTACCTTTAGTAATAGCTGGTTTAATCATATTAGCAAAGTCAACTGATCCGTTACTTGTGCCGCCTGCTTGCATGGTATGTGCTTCATCAATAAACAAGATAGCATTTTTCTTAGTTGCCAATGCTTCTAACACAGTTTTTACTTTTTCTTCAAAATCACCGCGATATCTAGAACCAGCAAGTAAACTACCTATTTCAAGAGAATACAATTCAAATCCTTCTAGAAACTCGGGAATATCCCCACTAATAATAGCGTTTGCTATACCTTCAGCAATTGCAGTTTTACCTACACCTGGATCACCTACCATAAGTACATTAGCTTTAAATCTTTTAGCTAACACATTTACAATGTCATCTATTTCTTTTGATCTACCGATAACTGGTTCTAGTTTATTTTCTCTTGCTAATTGAGTAAGATTAATAGTAAACTCTTCCAAAATATCATCAGCTTGATTAGATGTTAAAGAAGTAGTGTAGTCGCCACCTTTATAATTCTTTTGCCAGTGCTGCGCAAACTCATTTCTAAATACACCATACTTTAACAAAAAGTAATGGGCATGTGAGTTGTTTTCAGAAGTTAAACTAAGATACAAATCAATAGTAGTTACTTGTTTTCTATTAGTAAAAAGAACTTGGGTAACACTACGATTCATTGCTCGTTCTAATGTATTCGTTCTTTTGGGAGTAACATTAAGTTCAACAGATTCAATAGAATGTAATCCATCTAAGTAAGAACTTATCTCATCAGTCATCAATCCTGTGTCTATTCCAAAAGAGTTTAAACATTTTTTAAAGGGAGGATGAATAACTAATGCAAGCAATAAATGCTCTAGTGTTACATACTCGTGTTTGCGGGATTTTGCTTGTTCTATTGCCTGTTCAATGATACTTTCAATTTCGGGACTGGTGTTCAACTTTTACTCCTTTTGATTTATTTGGTTGTTCTTTCTAAATGATCGTTAATAGCTGTAGTTATTTCATGACTTATATTATCAGGCATATAAGGTTTTAGCAAGATAAATTGGTCTCCGTATCCATTTTTTTTATCGGGCATACCTGCTTTGGGTATTTTAAGTTGCATATAAGGTTGTGTTTTGGGATTTATTTTAACTTCTAGAATTCGTTGATCTATTGTTGTAAACTTAAACTTAGTACCAACTATTAAATCTAATATAGAAATGGAATAGTGAGAGTACAAATCATTTCCTTTTCTGTCAAATCTCAAATCAGGTAAAACAACAAATTGCACTAACAATATTGCATTTTCTATTACATCGTCATATCTAATAGAATCTCCGGTTTCAATTCCTGGAGGTACATTAATATTTATTATTTTACTACCAGAATGAGTAGACAACTGCAAAACATGTGTAGATCCTTTAAAAGCATCTACTAATGACACACTAACTTGAGTTTTAAATGTTTGTTTTTGATTATGGGCATAGTTGTGTTGTCTACCTCCGAAAAACTGACTAAAGATAGTATCAAATTCAGCGGAATTCATATTAAACCCAAATTGCTGCTGATTTCTAGATGGGTTATCGTACTGTTGTCTTTTTATTGGGTCGCCCAATGTATCATATGCTTCTTGGATTTTTTTGAATTGAACATCATCTCCGTTATTTCGGTCAGGATGATATTTCATAGCTAATTTTTTATAGGCTTTTTTGATATCTTCTTGAGAAGATTTATTGTCTATGCCTAATATTGAATAATATTCCATTGTTTATTATACAACACGATTTAGATAATGTCAATGGTTTAAAGCCCTGCGGACATAATAAAATCTTTTAATAGTGCGTCTTTTTCCCCAAAAAGTTTTTTAGGTTCTAATCCAGCTGCTACTCGCATTTCATTAAGTTCTGATTCATCTTCTTTTTCGGATTTGTACTCGTTTGGGTTTAGAATAACCTTTTCTCGTATTATTTCTTCACTAGCTGGGTATTCTTTGCTATCAATTTGTATTACCCAATCTTTCATTTGTATTCCAGTAAGTGTTTTTAAATCGTTTAATAATTCAATAACACGCTGAGGTACTCTTGATCTTCTGTCCAATTCTACGAACACTACATACTTTCCCGGAGCAAGCTCACCTTCACTAGTACTAGCATCAATAACAAAATCATAACCCTTTTCAAACCAAGATACCAAATCTTCACCTGCCAATTCGGATTTTACAATAAATGACAGTGTTACTACCTCGTGATCTGGACCCATTTTAGCAGCATATTCATCTATAGAAATCTTAGATTCTAATTGTCCTTCCATATCCAAATAATCTAAACTTTCTTTTATAATAGTCATTTATATCTGCTCTGATGGTAATGCTGGTTGATCCATATCTTCTTGTTCAGAATCTTCTATTTTTGACGCATCTTTGTCTAAATCTTCGTTATATGCATCTTCAATATCTGCTAAGTCAATAGTGCTATCTGCTAAGTCAATAGATCCCTCTTTAATAGAATCCATTAGTGCTAAAGGTATTTCTATTTTTACGAACCAAACTTTTCTTTCTTTCATCTTGGGATAATTACCGCCCGGGACCAAGTCTTCATAGTCTCTTACTTCAACTGGAACTTTTATTTCAGATTTAGCAAATTCTACTTTGCATCCAATCTTTAATAATCTTACAGCACCTCTGGGATCAGGCATCATTTTGTACGGCCACATGAAAATGCAAGTTGCTGTGTATCTTCCTACATCAGGACCTTGAACTAACTCACCGTTAATCCAATTTTTAAATGCATAAACATCAGCATCATCTATAACTCTTTCATAGTCTAACAAAGTGGACATTGTGCCGTCACTAGTGTATATACCTTTTACAGTATCTACGATACTAATAAAGTTAATGGTGTCAAAGAATTTATCTGCGGTTTTTGTTTTCATATACTTATTTATCACTTATTATAAAACACAACGGTAAAAATACTTAATCGGAACATTCATATATTTATCATAAGCTAACTACTTTTAATAGTACAGTCTTACGCGCATATTACCTACTTAAATATTAATGAAGCATAGCTTCATGTAAAACAAAAGGAGAACACACTTGAGCAAAAGAAAAACCGGTGCATTACGAAAGAAAGATCCAAGATTCACTAGACAAGAAATGAACTCGTATGATGATAGTAAAACATTCTATACTAAAGAATCTAAAACAGTGATAGATTTTAATCAAGCTCAGCAAAAACAAAAACCCCGCAGAAAAATTGAACTTATTCCAAAAAGCGTAAACCAAGAAAAATATATTTTATCACTTACTGATCCAGAAAAAGATGTAGTTATCTCTTCAGGACCAGCAGGTACAGGTAAAACTTATCTAGCGGTATTAGCTGCTATACAAGCATTACGAGACGGGGAATGCGAAAAGATAATATTGACGAGGCCGGCGGTATCAGTAGACGATGAAGATCATGGATTCTTACCAGGAGACTTAAATCAGAAGATGGAACCATGGGTGCGTCCTTTATATGATGTTCTCAATGAATTTTATAGTGCAACAGAATTAAAGTATATGTTAGACGAACATGTGATAGAAATTACACCACTTGGTTTTTGTCGAGGCAGAACTTTTAAAAATAGTTGGATTATTGTGGATGAAAGCCAGAATAGCACACCCGTTCAACTCAAGATGTTATTAACTAGAATAGGCGAAGGTAGTAAGATTATCATTACAGGCGACATTGAACAAACAGATCGCCAAACATCTCAAAACGGCCTACTAGATTTAGTAACACGAGTAGAAAAATGTGCAGTGCCTGGAATGACTGTCTGCAAATTTGACACTAAAGATATAAGGAGGCATAAGATTATAGAACATATACTTAAGATGTACTCATAAAATAAAACGGGGCTTAGCCCCGTTTTTTATTTTGTTTTCTTAAGTTTGGATAGTTGATTTTTTGTTATTATCGCTTCTTTTTCTAACTGATCAATGATATTAGGGTATATTTTTTTATAATAAATATTCATTTTGTCAAAATCAGTATCAACCTTTTTACCTTCAATTACACACTTTTCTACTTTTTTGTCCGCATAATCAATAATAACATTAGAAGTATTGATATCGGATTCTTGAAGTCGTTTGGATGTCTTAACCATTTCATCAATTTGACCACCCTTTCTTCTAAAAAATGATATTAACAAATAACGCATTTTAACTCCCTGTTAGCTCAGCAAGTGTAGCTGCTAAACTTATTTCAGGTATACCCACAAGAGGAAGACTAGCCAAGCCATTTCTAATAGTGATAATAGACTGATCTTTCTTATCGTTAGTCTTACCCCAAAGATCAAGATTGTTGTACATCCACCGATATGTATTTTCTACTCTTGTTGGATAAAGAGCAATGTACTGCATTAGTTGCTGTCTACCTTCAAGAATCTTACCTGTTTTAAATAACTGTGCAGCTTGAGTCAATAACTCTTCTTCACCATTACCTTCAGAATGAGGAGGTTGTAATTTTCCTGTACCTGAGTTAGCTTGTAGCTGATTCAAACACTTGCGCAAATCTGGATAACAGCCGCGAACATAGCTATCTAAGTCTTCTAGTGTAAAATCTATGTTTTCGGTAACAAGAACCGTTGCTGCTCTAGCAGTAAATTCAGTAATATCAGGTTTTGCAATGTGAAACTTAGTACATCTGCTTTCTCTTAGTGCAGGAATAATCTTGTGCTCATAGTTACAAGTAAGAATAAATCTTACTGTATTAGCATAAGCTTCCATATCGTTTCTAAGTGCTGCTTGAAACTCAGGAGAAGTGTAATCAGCTTCGTCTAGCAAGATAACTTTGAATTTACCAAAAGGCATTGTTTCAGCAAAGTTATTGATTTTAGTTCTAACAATACCTACGCCGTTATCTCTAGAAGCGTTAATCTCCATTACATCGTATTCTTCTACGCCAAGCTCTTTGATTAGAACTTTTGCCAGTGTAGTCTTACCGGTGCCTGGATCACCGGATAACAGTAAGTGAGGGATCATTCCATCTTTGATCCATTGATTAACGATTTGTTTTTGTCTTTCATCAACAAAAACATATTCATTTACAGATTTAGGCCTGTATGCCTCAACCCAAAGTCTATTCTTCATTAATTATCTCTTGATTGCTTCGTATGTTACAATGTGTGCTAGTCTCTCACCCAAATCTTGTTCGGATGTAACTATGTATAAACTGGTTTGACTGTCGTGGTTTTTATCATAACTACGTGTTTCTACTACATGCCCGCCGTCAGCTTTGTACACAGTAAACCTAGTACCGTTAGAGTCAATAGAATCAACTGACTTAGGCGATAGTGAATTTGCTATTGAAGGTCTATCCCCTCTTGTTTTTTCGTATTCACGCGCATTTTCCCACGCTTCACGGCACATATTTGCAAACCATTTCTTAAAAAATTTCATTAGATTCCCTTATCACTCATGTTATAGTCTTCAACTTTTTCATCGCTTACTAATAGTATATCTTTATTGTCTACTTTGCGAACAATTTGGACACCTTCAGCGTCTTCAATCTTTACACCTCTAGTCCATCTTCCGTGTGCGATATAAATCCATTTCCCGACTTCTAAATCTTTTTGATCTGGACCGATCGCATAAACTCTAGCCCAACGAGGTCTGATACCAGAATTTTTCATATCATCATTTGGAAGAATAAGACCTGCATGACTCAATCTTTCACCAAATTCCATTTGATGAACAACTACAGAATCTTTAAGAGGTAAAAACTCTTCTACTTGAATAGCATTCGTATTTTTAGCTGTTAACATAATATCCTTACTTAATAATTGCCAAAATTTCATCTTCTTGTAGAATGCGGTACTCTTGATCTTCTACTTTTACTACTTGACCCGCGCCTTGAACGAAAAGAACTTTGTCACCCTCATTAACTCCGGGTACTACAAAAGTGCCATTTTCTAAATAAGTTCCAGGACCTACAGCAATTACGATACCTTGATTAGGTTTATCTGCTGCCGCGCCTGCTAAGATAAGACCGCCTGCACTCTTTTTTATTGTTTCAACTTCTTTAACTACTATTCTGCCTTGTATTGGTTTAATCTTCATTTAGTACTTTTCCTTTCTTTTGCTTTAATTTGTTCTATTTCTATATCATCGTCAAGAGATTGTTCTAGTTCAATTTCATCTGGTGTTAGTTCAGGTGTAGGTTTATTAGCTTTTGGTTGGGGTTTTACTACGTTTGCTGACCTATTACCCACAGTTTTTTGATAATTATTACTTACTTTTTTTGTAGCAGGTACTATTACGTTACCTTGAGCATCAATCGTGTCTCCACGAGCATTTACACTCATGTTACCTACGGCTCTTACCTTTTCATTTTTTGCGGTTAGTGAAGCCATGTCTATCGTCTTTCCCATTGCAGTTCTATACTTTGTCATCATTAGTCTCCTATTTTAAAAACTCATTAATTGATATTTGATAGTATAAACTATTTATCCTATGTATCCCTATTAGATATAAAACAAAACTAGCAATACTACTACCTCTACCTACACCCCATACTATGTTATGTTTACGCATAGTGTCTACTAAATATTTTAAGTATTGAAGAAGAATAAACATGTCTCGTTCTTGAAACATAATCAGTTCTTCTCCTGCGCGTTGTAATTCTTCATCAGTTTTGCATTGCTCTAAAATCCATTTAGCAATATCAAAATTTTTATATTCTTCAGGCATGAACCATTCGGTTGATCTTATGTTGTCAAATTCTTCAATAGTTTGGTCACTGGTTTGATATTCAAGAAGTTCTGGTAGTTTTTGTAAATCTAGTTCTGAATCAAAGTTAATTACTTCTTTTACAAGTAATGATTTTAACTGCCGAGTAGGGTCAGTCATGTACAAATTACATATGTCTTTTTCGTTAAAGATGTGCTGACCGAAGTTATCAATAATCATTGATTGATGATATATTAATTGTAAGTTTATGTCAATGAAAAAGGTTAACTCTTACTACCTTTTTCAATGTTAATTTGAGCGTTAATGTTTTGCTTTTTGATCATTTCGTCCATTCTTTTATTATATTCAGTCCGATAACTTTCTATAACCATATGTATTTGACTGATCAATGCTCCATTACCCGATCTGTATGCAAAATTTAATTTACCGTACAAATCGGATAACGTATTCTGGAGCTCTTCTAAATTTTTATCTGTAAGTGATACTATAAATGGATGTTCCATAATTAGAATGGATTCAACGTTGTTCTTCTAAAAATATCTGGTCCGTCGTATACCGTATAATCAATATCAACATTAGAACTAACTGTAGTAATATTAGTATATTCAGGTCCTGCTACACCGTTGTATCTAGTCTTACTAATAGTTACATTACTACCTGACACTGAATTAATGTAATATACTGTATCTAGTTCTATGTTAGCAGTATTACCCGAAGCATTACCTGCGAAAATAATAGGATTATTTACTTCTAAGTTAGCTGTTGATCCACTTACAGTTATGATATTCGGAGAGGTGGTATTAGCTATATTTCTATTGAATGCATTTGCAGAGTAATTTGCTACAGCAACATACATATACTGTACGGGATTTAACAGCATTGCTGTTCCTGTAGCGTTAGCACCTATAGCAATATTTGATCCGCTTACGGTAGAAGATACAGTAAATCGTGTACTGTTTACTACGTTTCTAATATAATAAGTATTACCTACTAC